AGCACCAACAACTGCCCAAGCACCAACAACTGCCCAAGCACCAACAACTGCCCAAGCACCAACAACTGCCCAAGCACCAGCACCAACAACTACACCAACAACTGCCCAAGCACCAACAACTGCCCAAGCACCAACAACTGCCCAAGCACCAACAACTGCCCAAGCACCAACAACTGCCCAAGCACCAGCACCAACAACTACACCAACAACTGCCCAAGCACCAACAACTGCCCAAGCACCAACAACTGCCCAAGCACCAGCACCAACAACTACACCAACAACTGCCCAAGCACCAACAACTGCCCAAGCACCAGCACCAACAACTACACCAACAACAGTCATCCCCTTAGCAGAAAGGTCTGAAAACAAAATTGGGGACGTAGTAAAAATAGAATCTACCGATTGGACTGCCCCAGAAAATGAAGCGGCGGCAAAATACTTTGAAGGTAAATCAATAGAAGAAGGGATTGACGCCCTCAGTATTGATATGGCTAACGTGCTTACGAAAGAGGGCGAGCTTGCTTATAACTGGGTAAAAGCAAATTTAAGTGGGGCATCCATAGCTGAAATAGCTAAAATTACTAGGGAATACAAGAGCGAAATGGGACTGCCATTATCTTCGGTGGTCGGTAAAAATGTGGCCTCGTTAAATGAAGATACTATAGAAGCCCTACGTAGTAACAACTTAGCGGCGGCTATACGTACCCTAACTACAAACTCAGATAACCCAACTATAGCAAAAGTGGCAAAAGCATTACTTAAAGGTATAGCGAATACTAAAGTAGAATTTGTAAGTGACCTACGAAATGATAAAGATCAAATTCTAGCGGGTAAATACGATCCCGTTACTGACACTATTACGTTAAACGAAAACGCCAACCTCAATACCCACATACTATTACATGAAACTATCCATGCGGTAACTTCACACGAGTTGAGTAAAAATACCCCCGCCGCTAGACAAATGCGTAAGTTGTTTGAAAACGTGCGGGATAAATTAAGTACTGCCTACGGCGCAGAAAACTTAGATGAGTTTGTGGCTGAAGCGTTTAGTAATCCCGAATTCCAAAGTATGTTAGGAAAAATATCCCCAACAGGTGCACCTATATCCGCATGGGAGCAATTCCAAAACATTATTATAAATATAGTACGTAGGTTACGTGGGCTTGAAAGGAAGAAATTAGGTTCTGCCCAAGACATTGCAGACTCTTTAGTAAGTGATCTTATCTCACCTACCCCTGAATCTCGGGATAGTGTGGGGGTGTATTCGGCGGCAATAGCTGAAAATGAAGGTAAAGTACTCGATTCACTAAGCAGGTTTACTAAAGGTAAAGTAACCGCCGCAGACTTAGCCATAGTGAACGACTACATGCCGACGATAAAAACCAAATGGCGTAGGGCTTACCTGTCGGTACTCCCATTAAATAGTATTAGTGATCTTATTAAACCAAGATTAGCGGAGATGAGTGAGGGGTTAGATAAACTGTTTGCCGTCATACAAAAAAAGAACGGGGCTAGGAATAAGTATTTCACGCAGATTAAAGATACTGCCAGAAAACTTGCCATAATGTTTAAGGGTAAGCCCGAAGCACGTCGGTTATTTAACGATGTGATACAAGAAAGTACTCGACATCGTACTGACCCCTCACAACCAAGATCGTTTTATGAAAGCTACCGAATATATTACACCAAAGATAATGCTAAATATTCAGAACGGGAAGTAATTACAGTTACTTCACAAGCACAAGTTGACCAAGAAATAGAAAACATCCAAAAGCAATATCCAAATGCGAAGGTATCAGTTTTTACCCCAAGTGATGCGCAATTAGAAATATACGATCAGTTACAGGAGCAGTATTGGAAACCTCTTCTCAAAATGATGCCAAAAGCGGCAGAGGCGTATGTTACGTTGCGGGAGTCTTACTCCAATATATACAAAGATTTGCGTAAAGTCCTACTTAACAGGATTAATAGTATTGAAGCTAATGAGGATGTTAAAGAAACCTACCGCGATAAAATATTAGACACCCTTCTCAACAAAGAAATAATAGAACCTTATTTCCCGTTGTACCGTAAAGGAGACTTCTGGATAGAATACAACGCTATAGACCCCTTTACTGGCAAACCTAATAATTTTAAAGAAGCATTTGTTACCGATATCACACGACAAAAACGTTTAAGAGAGTTAGCCGCAGACAAAGCTACTACTCTTGCCGAGTTACGACAGGTATACCCGAATAGCACCGACACCGAATTAGAGAATTACTATGATATTAGGCAGTACTCTTCCAAGAACCTTGGGAAATCTAGCAATCAAGAGATGAGTGCTAGTACGGCGTATGCAATACTTGGGGAATTAAGAACGAAAGGTAGTAGCTCGATAGAAGCAGAAGTAGTCAAAGCCCGTGCACAAGGTAAAACCGAAGCAGAAATAGTTAAGTTAACCGCACAGAGACAAGCCGCTATAACTAGCGCAGAAAATGTGGTTATGGAGGCAATGCTTGATGCTATGCCAGAAAGTTCTCTACATAGGACACTAAGACCTCGTTCTGGAGTTTCTGGAAACCAAGATGACGCTATAAACGTACTTAGAGAACGTGCACCGGGATTCGCCACGCAAATAATTAATCTTGAGTACGACCTACCTTTACTAGAAGTACAGAATGAGATATCAAAAGCCGCCGCTAAAAAATTAGGTACTGAAGATGAGGGTTATGCCGCAGACGTAAGAGATAGTGCAGATAGCTTTATAGAATTTTCACGACGACCAAATATAGCGGGTTGGGCTAGGAAAGTTAAATCTTTAGGCTTTGCAATGACCCTAGGTATAAACGTGTCTTCCGCTCTTGTAAACATGACTATCCTACCTATTCTTGTATTCCCGTACCTAAGTGGGAAATACGGATACGCAAACACGTTCCGGGCTATGAACCAAGCTAGGAAACTCTATATGTCTACGGGCTTTTACCGCCTCTCACAATTATTAGACGGTCAGAAAGGGGAAGTTATTTGGGATGGGCCTTCTCTAACTAACATAGATTTCAATGATAGAGCGTCTATACCAGAAGGGTTTATTGCAAATATACGTAAGGACATAAAAGCCGATACTAACGATACTGCTGAAATAGATCGCAGGGTGGAGCAAAAACTAAAAGACTTAGGAATTCTGGCTAAGTATTTAGATGCAAGAGGTATGGCAAACGCGTCTACTACTCAAGATATGCTAGATATGCACTCTTCTTCCTCTAATATCGTTGACAAAACGAATGCAGGAATGGGGTTTGCTTTCCACCAAGCAGAACGATTTGCACGTCAAATTACCGCAATGGCTACGTATGAGTTGATGCTTAAAAATAAACGGAACAAAAGTAAGGGTAAAGAACTAACCGAAAAAGAGTACGAAGACCTAGTAAATGAGGTAATCCTTGAAGTAGAGCATACTAATAGTGGGGCTATGACGGAAACTGCACCTAAAATAGCCCGAAATAGTATTGGAAGTGTTTTGTTGATGTACAAGCGTTTCGGCGTATCTATGCTGTACTTACAGTTTAGGATGCTACGGGATGCATTGAAAGGTGTGCCTAAAGGTGAACGTAATTTTGCTAAACACCAAATAGTAGGACTGTTCGCCACGTCTGGTCTTTTATCCGGTGTACAAGGGTTACCCGCCTACGGCATGATTGCGGCAATGGCTAATATGTTTTTACTAGACGATGAAGATGACGATGCTGATAGTATAGCGGCTGAGTTTTTTGGGGAAGGCCCCTACTCCGGTCTTTTAAACGCTACTTTTGGCATGGATGTAGCCCCCCGTATTGGTATGACTAACCTTATATACCGTACACTACCAAATAGAGACCAAGGTAAGATGGCGCTTTTTGCAGAGCTTGCGGGTGGCCCGATTTACGGTATAGGTGTCCGTATGGGACGAGGTCTAGGATATACGTACGATGGCGAAATTGCGCGTGGGCTTGAGAGCCTCTTCCCTAGCGGCCTTGCGAATGGCTTCAAAGCAATACGATATGCGCGGGAAGGCCCGACTACATTACGCGGCGATCCTATAGTAAAAGATATGAATCCCTTAGAGATTATAGGTCAGTTTTTTGGGTTTGCCCCAGCAGGGTATATAAAGCAATTAGAAATGAACGCTCGTGACAAACGTATTGATAGGAATATAGCCGAGCGTAAAAGTAATATTCTTCGGACTCGCTACCTCGCCCTACGTGAAGGTGATTTTGATGAGGTAAGGGATTTAAACGAAGAAATTATGGACTTTAATGGTAGGCACCCAGAATCGGCTATAACTGGGGAGACTATAACTCGTTCTACTAGACAGCATAGGGTTACAGATATTATGACGAGGATGCTAGGTGGGATAACGGTTAACCGTAACCGGTACCAAAAAGTGATACAAAAACGTATTAAAGAATTAGGCGAAGAAGAATTTTTTGCTTTTGATTAAAAAAAGCCCCCAATTAAGGGGGGCTAAAGTATCTCTCAAGGAGAATGATGAGCATATATAGTATCAAATCTTACGGGACACTACTACATATAGGTTTAGGTACGCTTATTTCATCCTCCACACTCTAACCCCATACTTTCCATTCTCTATACAAACACGTTTAGTTATGTGTTCCTTGTCAATATGAGCAAGTTTAACAAGGTCGTCTACTGCCTTAGTCGTGTTGATAGCCGGGATAAATACGGAGGCTCCAGATACAAAGCCCCGCATGTTTATTGTAATGGGTACCCCATCTGGGCATACTTCAACCGTCCGTATCGGCTTCATCAGTACTTTCCCAAGATAGCTCTAATACATGCTGAGGAGGTAGGTCTAACTTAGTACCCCTACCTAGCCGCATTTTAGTTTTTCTACCATTAAGCTGTGCAATTATATGCCCCCGTACTTGACTGTAGTTGTGCCCCTTATCTATACACCACGCTTTAAACGGCCCCGGAAGCAGGTATAGTTTATGTATGTCGTACTCATGCCTACCCACCCATTTATAGAGAGGGGTCGCATCTGGCATTATTATAGTGTCCATATCCTCTGGTACGTCCCCAGTACTCCTTAACCGTAATATACCTCGTGGGTTGTCGTTATAGAACTGAGCCACTAAATCTTTTATATCTATATCCATTTCTTTCATCCCGGCTTTTAGTATTTTTAGTTTGGTAACCATCCATGCATAGAACGCATCTAAATCCCAGTTAATAAGGTTTAGTCTTTTTGCTATACCACATCCAACGTAAGTAACAGATAGCTCGGCTACCCAATGCCTATCTTGTGGCGTTAACTTGGCATCGTTAATTAGCTGATCCCGAATCTCAATAACGAGACTCCGTGTTTGGTGTAGGTTATTTAGTATGTACTGAATATAGATAACTCCAGCATGCCCATAGTTTGCGGCTAAATCGTCATTGAGAGCGGCAACGGCGGGGTTATCCGTCGCATCTAACCTTTTAGTTATCATAGATTCTATTACACGCCCTGATTCACCTTTAGGCAATGCCCTATACGAAGTCATAATTTCTAATAAACTTGCGTTACCGGCAGTACCTGCTAGTGTACTCCACGGCTCTCCCCTATACCGCTCAGTGTTTTCCCCACTGTTGTTTAACCTATTACGCTGTTCCCCGTCACTCACTGAATATACAAAATTACTTGCGGCTTTGGGTTCGTAGTTAGACATTTCATCAATATACAGGGGTAAGTTTTTGTATATCTCGGCGCGGTTCCAGACAGAGTTACCTGTATCTTTTGCTTTTAGGACAATACGTTTTGGTGCCCCCCATATTGAAGCGCCTCCCCACATACCTGTGGTTTTTCCGTAACCAGTCTCAGGACTCATTGCATGGTATATAGCGCCGGATACGTTTGGGATAAACTCCATAAGAGGAGCGCCAAACGCCAAACCAAACATCATCTGATGCTCTTCAAAGTCTGGCCTGTTATAGAAATCTGTTACTTTTTTCCATCCCTCTAATGTCCCTTTGCTTTGGAAATGCGGGAAGTACTGTGCAGTACGTGCGCCGGGAGGGTTTTCAGCGATATGAGTAGCAAATATCTCCTTGTCCCCAAGAATGAAAGACTTATGTTGCTCAGTCCAACCAAATTGAGTCCTGACATGGATCGGGTCTACGTTATCTTTTAGGTATTTTACCCATTTACTTACATAAAACATTAGCTCATCCGCCTCCCTATTAAGTAGAAATATATCGTTCTTTCCCATAACTTTTTTAAACTGTTCTTTGTTCGTTAACTCAGTACCTATGGCGACAAAGGTATTCAACCCTTCCCTAACGGTATGGTGTTCAAAAACAAAACATGGCCCATCTTTAGGGTCTAGTAATCTTTTCGTCAGGTACAGATCGCGGTCATACACTAGCACCTCATCTTGGTTACCATCACTATCCTGAATACGTTTATATACCCCGCCGTTAACCCCTCTAAAATAAGGGGAAGGGTAGTCAGGTACTTGATGGACTCTAGTTTTTGGTGGTTCTGTAACCTCTTCCTCACCTTCTGACATAACCGCCTGTGGTTCTACTATCACCTCTACCGCATTAGTAGCGGCCTCTTTAACCTCCATACATAACTTAATTGGGGTACGGATTTTCCCCTTATGCGGACATCCCTGACAACCACTGGGGTTATCGTTTTCAAATGTCATACATAGGTGAGGAGTATCAATAGAAGAAGCTATCTTTTCTGTTTCGGTGGGGTCGTACCCGCTATAGCCTTTTGATACTACGTGTATAGCCTGTCCCCCATCTTCGCAATGCTTGGCAATAGACAGTACGTGGAGCCAATCTGGGTAAGAAAGAGAGTCAGGTTCAAGAAACGCCCTGCGTATCTGCTTACACCCACCCCCACTAAGAGAGGCTTTGGCAACCTTTAAAAACTTCTTTGTGTATTTATCCTGACCAAGCACCGCCGCCATATCCTTACTATCTTCATCAGTAAAGGTACGAGAGGGGGTTACTGGTATCAGAGTTTCAGGTAACTTTTTAGCAAAACTATCTAAGTCAACATGTCGCTCTCCCATGCGTAGTATCTGCACGCTAAGAGCCGGGTCAGCTTTAAAGTTACGTGTATTAGGTACACGTAGTATACGAGCCGCGTCAGCAGTAACGACGGGATCAGCTTCAAGTCCGTATTCGAGGCAAGCAGATTTGAGCCGCTCGGCTACGGGGAGCCATTCTTCTCTTGAGTACGGGCGCGTTAATGCCCAGTACACATGAATACCACGCCCAGAGTTTACTACGCTGGTTGGTTTTGGTAGTTCGTATTTTTTGTAAAAACCCCGCAGGGCAACTATAGCATCGTGTTGTGTGTCGTAAGGCTTGCCTACTCCGCAGTCTAAATCCAAAAAGAGCGCCTTTAATTGCTGTACATTGTCAGCTTTACGATTCGTACCTTCAACAAATGTACCTAATGCAAAATAAGCGTCGTATCCTTCTGTATCTAAACTAACTGCGGTTTTCGCTACAGCATCTAACGACTCGTAGAATTTTTGTATTGTTTTGTTGTTCTTTATTCCTACTACGCAGTAATACCCTTCATCACTCAACACGCTACTGAGAAATTGTTTCGTATCCATATCTCATCCGCGTTTTAGAGAGGTACGGACGCCACTAGGACGCCCGTATTAAAGTTTTTCTAGTCGTCAAACTCATCCAGTAAACTGGCAAGATCAACTTGAGGGGTCGGTTCAGCCTTTTTATTAGACTTTTTAACCGTGGGTTCCTCAATCTTTTCTGGTTCCTCTTCTGTTGTAATATTTTCCTCGCGTATTGCCGAGGGGGGAGCAACCTTATCACTAGTTAACTGCGGAGCGCTAGTATCTTGTTTTGGTTTTACCGACATAGTAACCAATTTCAAAACTTCTGGGTCTTTCTGAAGGCCTAAAGTTATCTTCAACTCATCCTGAGTAACAGGACGAAGGGGTTTAAACAACAATTTAGGTGTACTACTATCCGTGTCAAAACGAATTTCTGTGATAACGGATGCAAGTGGGGCTGTTTGCGAATTTAAGAAACGCGCATAGGTCTGAAGGCCCATCTTTTTCTTATCGTCGCCAAACACACTAGTAGCGGGAAGTATTAATTGGTATACCTCGTTACTACGTACAGTACCGTCTTGGTCGGCAAGTAGTATGGCAACACGTTGTTGGTACCTACACGCACGGCTTTCACCCATACCGGAACCTTTGATATTCTGCGGGCAATCAAAGCAAGTGTTAGACTGCTTATCACTAGCCCCTACATCTTCTCCGGGCCTCCCAGTATTTGTATCTCCTGACCAGCAAGTAGGGGGATTAGTTTGTCCAGCTACGTACTGCCCAGCGTAGTAAGTTCTTGATATAGGTGCGGCTTTTACGATAATAAAACTTAAACTACGCTCTTCCAGTTCAGCTATTTCCTGACCGCCGACTACTTTACGGAATACACCGCCACGTATACTAATCCTTCGTATAGTGTTTGAAGAAGTGTTGGCTACGGTTTCGGGTTCTAGCTGGGCAAGAAGTTCTTTATATTCGTCCGGCATGCTGTCAAAAAGAGTAATATCGCTCATAGGTCGTCATCCTCGGTAAAGTCAAATAAATCTAATTGGGTTGGTGTATTAGGCGCACTATCAGTTATATCTTGTTCGGTATCTAATGCAGGTTTTTCTGCTATGTCTCCCTGATTCCGTTTCAATCCCTCAACTACAGCAGGAATGTCGAAACGGTAGGTATACCCAACTTTTATATAACTGTCTTCAGGTATGTAACCTTTCTGCACCCATGATCTAACTGTCGTTACCTTTACAGAAAGGTATTTAGCTAAATCGTCGATAGGGACATAAGTTTGCGTCATTTTTTTCTCCTTACGGTTACAGTGTATTCGCTATCCACATTTAAACCCGGTGGTAGCAGGGCGGGATTCTCTTCTAAGAACGTGCGCATGTTTCCCTGATGAAGACGTTTCTCCATAAGGTCAACTGCTTCATGTTTAAGAATAAAACTGTTCATCGCCTCCCAGTCACCAGTCCAGTACCTAGTTCTGGTAGAACGGTAGAAGGTGCCATCCTCGGTACGGACGGATTCGACGCTATTATCTTTGCAATGCTCTAGTAGC